ATGTTTACGATAGAGAAAGAAGTTGCAGTTAAACAGGTTACTTCCGATGGTATCGCGGTTGGAACTGCGACGCTAAAAGTCACCCTGACATACACCATCGAGAGGATCGAGCTTGAAGGGGCGAACGGTATCGCTTTTTACACTGTTACGTCTGGCGCGGATGCTGAGGGTGCGAGGAACTACATCCCATTCATTTATTCAGGGAACGGTGATCCACTGCCTGAAGCCGAGGCAGCATTAAAAGAATCGCAATCCCGGCACGATGACATGCAGAAGCGCACCACCTGACGCTCATGATTCAGGACAAACAAGGCGGAAAAATTAGAGATGAGCAAAATTTTTAAATCGCTAATAACGGTTGCCGGTTCGGAAAAGATAGCCGCCGCAATCGTTAGCGGGGAAAAGGTCATTTTCTCGCAAATGTCTGTCGGCGATGGCGGAGGGAGTGCAACAACCCCGAGCGACGGTCAAACCGCGTTAGTTAACGAGCGCTTCAGGACACAACTGAATAGCCTGAAATTATCCGATACTGAAAATATCATTATTGCCGAGATGATTATCCCGCCGGAGGTGGGCGGGTTTACCATCCGGGAGGCGGCGCTGTTTGATGACTCTGGCGCGTGTATGGCGGTCGCCAACGTCCCGGAAACCTACAAGCCCGCACTCGCAGAAGGTTCAGGGCGTTTTACCATTCTCCGCATCTGGCTGGCGGTAAGCAGCACTGAAGCTGTAGAGCTGGTTGTTGACCCTGGCATTGTGCTGGCAACCGTTGAGGATGTGATTAACGCTGGTAACGAGATTAAAGACTATGCCGACGAACAGCTGGACGAGCATGCAAAATCAAGAAATCACCCGGATGCCACACTGGACGAAAAGGGCTTTACCCGACTCAGCAACGCCATTAACAGCAAAGACCAGGACAAAGCCGCCACGCCACTGGCCGTAAAGCTGGCTATTGAATCAGCAATCCGTTCAGCCTGGGAGCTGGATAATCCTGTTGGCACGGTGAAATTTTACGCGCAGAACGTCAACCCTAACAAGCGTTATCCGTGGTCAGAGTGGGTTTACACCGGCGAAAATAAAACAATCCGCGTGGGCAAAGCTGACGGCTCGGATGTCGGCGCGACCGGCGGCAGTGATACCGTCACGCTCCAGCGTACTAACCTGCCAGCTGTACAGATTGATGTGAGCGGTGAAACCAGCGAGCAGATAGAGCAAAAACTGACAACCACGAAAAACGGTAAACATAATCATGGTGGTGTGGCCGGTAAAGATGACCCGTGGGAAATTGGCGGTGATGTGCGGCAGCTCTTTAACCCGAAAGAGCTGGGTGTGACCGATGACGCCGGAGAGCACGACCACGAAGTCACGGTGCCGGCGCACAAACACACGACCCGTGGCAAAACCGCCAACCTCGGCGAAGGTAAATCGTTCAGCGTGGTGGAAGCCCACACCCTGCTGATGTGCTGGAGCCGCGTTGCCTGACCCTGTGACGGTCATTCCTGTTGTACCGTCCCTGTTACAGCGGGGATGACTCGTCACCCTTTCCTACACGACTGAAAATAATGCTCACCCTTAACCACGGAGTTAAACGGATGAGCGATTTTCATCACGGCGTCCAGGTTGTCGAGATTAACGACGGCACCCGCGTCATTTCCACCGTATCAACAGCGATTATTGGCATGGTCTGCACGGCCAGCGATGCCGATGCCGCCACCTTCCCACTCAATAAGCCGGTACTGATTACCAGCGTGCAAAGCGCCATTGCGAAAGCGGGTACAAAAGGCACCCTGGCCGCATCCCTCCAGGCAATCGCCGACCAGTCGAAACCGGTCATTGTCGTTGTGCGCGTTGCCGAAGGTACCGGCGACGATGCCGAGGCTCAGACTATCTCTAATATCATCGGCGGCACCGACGAAAGCGGCAATTACACCGGGCTGAAAGCGCTACTCACGGCGGAGGCCGTCACCGGCGTTAAACCGCGCATCCTTGGCGTGCCGGGTCTCGATTCCCTTGAGGTTGCGACCGCGCTTGCGCCGATTTGCCAGAAGCTGCGCGCCTTTGGTTATATCAGTGCCTGGGATTGCCAGAACATTTCCGAGGCGATGCTCTATCGCGAGAATTTCAGCCAGCGTGAGCTGATGGTTATCTGGCCGGATTTTTTGGCATGGGATACCACGGCGAACGCGACCGAAATCGCCTGGGCGACCGCCCGCGCGCTGGGCCTGCGCGCCAAAATCGACCAGGACACCGGCTGGCATAAAACCCTGTCAAACGTTGGCGTGAATGGCGTCACCGGCATCAGCGCGTCGGTCTTCTGGGATTTGCAGGAATCCGGCACCGATGCCGACCTGCTTAACGAGGCAGGCGTTACCACGCTCATTCGTAAAGACGGTTTCCGCTTCTGGGGCAACCGCTGCTGCTCCGATGACCCGCTGTTCCTGTTTGAGAACTACACCCGCACCGCGCAGGTTATCGCTGACACAATGGCCGCTGGTCACATGTGGGCGGTCGACAAGCCGATCACTGCCACGCTGATTAAGGACATCGTTGCGGGTATCAATGCGAAATTCCGCGAGATGAAAACGGCGGGCTATATCGTCGATGCGACCTGCTGGTTTGATGAATCGGCCAACGACGCGGCGACCCTCAAAGCCGGGAAACTGTATATCGATTACGACTATACGCCGGTTCCCCCTCTCGAAAACCTGACGCTACGCCAGCGCATTACCGATAAATACCTGGCGAATCTGGTGTCATCGGTTAACAGCAATTAAGGAGCCCTGACCAATGGCAATGCCGCGCAAGCTCAAATATCTGAACACGTTTCTGGATGGCGTCAGCTATCTCGGCGTTATCGAGTCCGTCACCCTGCCAAAGCTGACCCGTAAGCTGGAAAATTACCGGGGCGGCGGGATGTCAGGCTCAGCCCCTGTCGATTTCGGCCTCGACGATGACGCGCTGGCGATGGAGATTTCCCTCGGCGGCTTCCCTGATGATGCGATCTGGTCGCTTTATGGTGCCGTCGGTACCGGGACGCTACTGCGCTATGCAGGCTCTTACCAGCGGGACGATACCGGCGAAACCGTGGCGGTGGAAGTTGAGACCCGTTTCAAGGTGAAGGAAGTCGATAACGGCGAGAGCAAACAGGGCGAGGATACCAGCAGCAAATTATCGCTGGTCTGCACGTACTACAAGCTGACCATGAACGGTCAAGAGCTGGTAGAAATCGACGTCCTCAACATGATTGAGAAGGTGAACGGCGTCGACCGACTCGACCAGCACCGCCGCAATATTGGCCTGTAATTTTCCCCGGCCAGCATGCCTGGCCGGTTAATCCCGAATCCGTAAACAGCGAGAAAATCATGAGCAAACAAAACATCGTCAGCCTGGAAAACCCCATCAAACGCGGCGAGCAGGTCATCGAAAAAATCACCCTGATGAAGCCCAACGCCGGAACCCTGCGCGGTGTCAGCCTGGCCGACGTTGCGCGCTCTGAAGTCGACGCCCTGATTAAAGTGCTGCCGCGTATGACCAGCCCATCACTTACCGAGTCGGATGTCGTCATGATGGATTTACCCGATTTGATGGCGCTGGCAACAAAGGTGATTGGTTTTTTGTCGCCGAATTTGGCGGATTAAATTTTCCGAAAGATATGTCGGTCGATGACCTGATGGCGGATATCGCGGTGATTTTTCACTGGCCGCCATCAGAGTTATACCCCATGAGCCTGACCGAGCTCACCACCTGGCGCGAAAAGGCGCTACAGCGAAGCGGAAACACGAATGAGTAACGACGTTAAATTGCAGGTATTACTCAAGGCTGTTGACCAGGCGACCCGCCCGTTTAAAACCATCCAGACAGCGAGCAAAACGCTGTCTGGTGATATCCGGGACACTCAAAAATCACTGCGTGAACTGAATGGCCAGGCATCCCGTATTGACGGTTTTCGCAAGGCAAGCGCGCAACTCGCCGTTACCGGTCAGGAGCTGAAGAAAGCTAAGCAGGAAGCCGCCGCGCTGGCGATCCAGTTTAAAAATACGGAACAGCCGACGCGCGCGCAGGCGCAGGCAATGGATGCCGCACGTAAAAGCGCCGCCGCGCTACAGCTTAAACACAACAGCTTACGGCAGGCTGTACAGCGCCAGCGGCAGGAACTCAGCCAGGCGGGAATTAATACCCGTACCCTGGCCGCGGATGAACGCCGGTTAAAAACCAACATTAGCGAAACGACAGCACAGCTCAATCGTCAGCGTGAAGCGCTGGCGCGGGTCAGCGCGCAGCAGGCAAAGCTCAATGCTGTTAAGCAGCGATATCAGGCCGGTAAAGAGCTGGCAGGAAATGCGGCCGCAATGGGTGCCGCCGGTGTCGGTATGGCGACGACAGGCACGCTGGCCGGTGTTGCACTGATGAAACCGGGTTATGATTTTGCGCAGAAAAATTCCGAGTTACAGGCTGTACTCGGTGTGGCGAAAGACTCCGCAGAAATGACGGCTTTGCGAAAACAAGCCCGACTGCTGGGCGACAATACTGCCGCCTCTGCCGATGATGCTGCCGGAGCTCAGATTATCATCGCGAAAGCGGGCGGCGATGCGGCAGCAATCCAGGCTGCGACCCCCGTCACGCTGAATATGGCGCTCGCTAACCGGCGGACGATGGAAGAGAACGCACAGCTTTTGCTCGGTACCAAAAACGCTTTCCAGCTTTCAAATGACCGGGTAGCCCATATCGGCGATGTGCTTTCAGCAACGATGAATAAATCAGCGGCCGATTTTCAGGGATTAAGCGACGCCTTAACCTATCTGGCCCCAGTTGCCAAAGCTGCGGGAGTAAGCCTCGAAGAAGCCGCCGCCATGACGGGTGTGCTTCATGATAACAATATCACGGGATCGATGGCCGGTACCGGGAGCAGCGCTGTCGTCAGCCGGTTACAGGCCCCAACAGGTAAGGCATGGGCGGCATTAAAAGAGCTGGGGGTTAAGACGGCAGATAGCAAGGGCAACATGCGGCCCGTATTTACCATTCTGAAAGAAATCCAGGCCAGTTTTAAAAAGAATAAGCTCGGAACAAGTCAGACAGGCGAATACCTGAAAACGATATTCGGCGAGGAAGCGCTGAAATCGTCTAATGCCCTGTTAGACGCTGCGGCCAGCGGGAAACTCGATAAGCTGACAGCGGCATTTAAAGCCTCGGACGGCAAGACCGAGGAGCTGGTTAAAGTCATGCAGGATAACCTCGGCGGCGACTTCAAAGAGTTTCAGTCTGCGTATGAGGCTGTTGGCACAGACCTGTTTGACCAGCAGGAATCCTCATTACGCAAACTGGTGCAGACTGCGACCGGTTACGTGCTCAAACTTGATAAGTGGATCCAGCGAAATAAAGAGCTCGCGCAGACGCTTGGGGTGATTACCGCCGTGGCGCTTGGCGTGGTGGGTATGATTGGGGCCATTGGGCTGATTGCCTGGCCGGTTATAACGGGAGTTAATGCCATCATCGCCGCTGCGACGGCGCTCGGTACCGTATTTACAACGGTGGCCGGAGGCATCATTACCGCTATTGGCGCGATTTCCTGGCCGGTTGTCGCTGTTGTGGCCGCGATTGTCGCCGGGGCATTGCTCATCCGTAAATATTGGGAGCCCATCAGCGCATTTTTCGGCGGAGTGATTGAAGGGATGCGGGCCGCATTTGCGCCAGTAGCTGAACTGTTTGCGCCGCTTAAACCGATGTTTGACTGGCTGGGCGGAAAACTGAAAGCCGTGTGGGACTGGTTTAACAACCTGATTGCGCCGGTCAAGTCATCGCAGGAAACCTTAAACAGTTTTCGTGATGCCGGTGTGTTGTTCGGTCAACGGCTGGCGGATGCCTTAACGCTGCCGCTGACGGCATTTAATAAGCTGCGCAGCGGTATTGATTGGGTGCTTGAGAAACTCGGCATTATTAATAAAGAGTCCAGCACGCTTGACCAGACTGCCGCAAAAGCGAACGCAGCCACGCAGGGTAACTCTTATATTCCGGCAACCGGCACTTACGGTGGCTATCAGGCATATCAACCCGTCACCGCACCGGCGGGACGTTCTTATATAGACCAAAGTAAAAACGAATATCACATTGACGTTCAGGGGGGCGGCAGCGGTACGCAGCTCGATCGCCAGCTACAGGATGCGCTCGAAAAATTTGAGCGTGAAAAACGCGCCCGACAGCGTGCCAGCATGAACCACGACTGACAGGAGGTAACGAAAAATGATGCTTGCACTCGGCATGTTTGTTTTTATGCGCCAGACGTTGCCACACCAGACGATGCAACGCGATGCAGAATATCGGTGGCCGTCAAACTCCCGCGTAGGTAAGCGGGATTCTTTCCAGTATCTGGGGCCGGGGGATGAAAAAATTACCCTGGCCGGTGTGTTGTACCCTGAGCTCACCGGCGGAAAGTTGACGATGACGGCCATTCGTTTAATGGCTGACGAGGGGCGCGCCTGGCCGTTACTGGATGGTACCGGCACGATTTACGGTATGTACGTCATCAATAATATCAGCGAGACAGGAAGCCTGTTTTTTGCTGACGGAACGGCGCGCAAAATTGATTTTACGCTGACGCTCACCCGCGTGGATGAATCCCTTGCGGCGCTGTATGGCGATATCAGCGAACAGGCAAAATCACTGATTGGCAAGGCGGGAAATATGGCCTCATCAGTGTCCGGCATGGTGGGGATTAGCTGATGCTGGATATGCTGAATCTGAATGCGGGTGGCGAACTGACGCCCGATTTTATGCTGATGCTCGACAGCAAAGATATTACCGGCAACATCAGTAATCGGTTGATGAGTCTGACCATGACAGACAATCGCGGATTCGAGGCCGACCAGCTCGACATCGAGCTTGATGATGCTGACGGGCTGGTCGAGCTGCCGTTACGCGGTGCCGTACTGACGCTTTACCTCGGGTGGAAAGGCTTTGCGTTGATTGGTAAGGGAAGTTTTACCGTCGATGAGGTTGAACATCATGGCGCGCCAGATACAGTGACAATCCGCGCCCGTAGCGCCGATTTTCGGGGAACGCTTAACTCACGTCGGGAAGAGTCCTGGCATGACAAGACGCTCGGCGAGATCGTGGCAGCAATAGCGACACGTAACAAACTGACGTCGAGCGTTATACCGGAGCTGGCCGGAATAAAAATTCCGCATATCGACCAGTCACAGGAATCGGATGCCAAATTTTTGACACGGCTCGCCGAGCGAAACGGCGGTGAGGTTTCGGTAAAAGCGGGAAAGTTACTTTTCCTCAAAGCCGGTCGTGGGGTTACAGCCAGCGGAAAAGCCATTCCGCAGATAACGATCACCCGCAGCGATGGCGACCGCCATCAGTTTTCGATTGCTGACCGTGGGGCATATACCGGCGTTACGGCAAAATGGTTGCACACCAAAGACCCGAAACCACAAAAGCAAAAGGTTACGTTAAAACGCAAACCCAAAGAGCAGCATTTACGCGCGCTACAGCACCCCAAAGCCAAACCGGTAACGAAGAAAAAAACGGTGAAGGCGCCGGAAGCCAGGGAGGGCGAATACATGGTCGGCGAGGATGACAACGTGTTTGCCCTGACGACAATTTTTTCAACCAAAGCGCAGGCCATGCGAGCCGCCCAGGCTAAATGGGACAAACTGCAACGTGGGGTTGCTGAGTTTTCTATCAGGCTGGCGACGGGGCGAGCAGACCTTTACCCGGAGACGCCGGTGCAGGTTTCAGGCTTTAAGCGCGTCATAGACGAGCAACCGTGGACAATTACTAAGGTTATGCACTCTCTGAGTAATAGCGGATTTACGACGAGCCTAGAGCTTGAGGTTAGATTGTTGGATGTAGAGTACGGGACTGAAGGGGAGGAAGAATAA